AATATTGCTTAATAGTTCAGGGTTTTCTCCTATTATTTTTTTAACTATACCTGAATTAAACTCTGCTGCAGCAACAGCCTGTGCTTCTTCTGCTTTACGTGCATCTTCTTTAGCTTTAATTGCAGCTTCATTTTTAACTATCTCCCCTTTAAGATAGCCCCTTGCAAATGCTACTAAATTTCTTCCTCTAGCCATTATACATTTTCCCCTTGAGGTATTTCAGATGTAAGAAAACTTTCAGATAAAGCTTTCTGATCTTCTTCCATAGGTTTACCCCCCATACGAATTTCTTCGTTAGCTTTTTCTTTTAAAAATTCAAACATTCTTGGATTGTTTTGTTTCATTATCTTTAATACATGAACATCGTCTAACTTATCTTCTTCAAGAGAATCTTCATTTTCTAACAACCTATAAGGAACTTCTTCTTCTTCAGCTATGTTAGCAATGTATAACCCTAATGGGGCTTTCATTAGTAGCCCTGTATCAAGTGAAAACTTCCCAGATTCAAACCCTGAGTATATAAACCCTTCAACAAGTGATTCTACAGACACACCAGCTAATAGCATCTTAAGAAGATTTTCTCTTGTTACTGGATTTTCTAAAGAGTCTAAAGCCGTTGTCATTGCATCATCTGGATTAGCATGTTTTGGGGGCTTGCCCCAAGGATACTTTGTGTTATCCTGAGTAAGAGATATACCTGCAGGAGGTGCAGCTAACATATCAAGGTTTTGTTGTTCAGCCATTAAGATGCCCCCACGTTTGTACTAAATTTATTTGAAGTTAATTTAATTGTTTCGCCACCTCCAGAAGTTCTTCGTGGGGTAGATTGATACCTAGACAGTATTTCTCTTAAATGCGTGTTATTTGTGTTGTTAACAATTCTGGTTATTTGAGTTGTTAAACGAGGATCAGAAAATTGAAACCTTGAATTGCTGGGTAAATTAGGAGTAGTTTTAGGAGACTGTTTTATAAAAGTTTGTGCTAAATTCATTTTTATCTGGTTTCTTTGTTTTCGATCTTCAGAACCTGCTAAAAAAGATTTACTTAAATGTTTTGCTACAGCCCCCACAGCAGCACTTCCAGTGCTTGTCCCTGTTCCTTGCAAAAATAAATCATAGGGAAACCCTAGTAATGATTTTCCAAAATTAAATGCTTTTCTTGCCATACTCATTGAATTATTACCCTCTTATTTTTATTAATTATCACCCCAAGTAGAAACAAATGTACCTATAAGTTCTATTAAATCTGTTTTTTCTTGTTCATCTAATAATTTTTGATTGTATGAAAATTCTAAAGCCATAAGACCAACAGCGTGTTTTCTGTTAACAGCATTTTCTACTCTTTGAAAATTAAAGGAAGCTTGATCCCTATAGTCTTGCCACAATGCATTCAAAGCAGTTTGTTCTGCATTAAATTGATTTTGTACGTTTATCCTGTTTGTTTCATTTTGTATTGCTGTATTTGCTGTGTTAACTTCTCGTTTCCATGTTACATTTGATTGATCAATTGCAAATTGTGCAGAAGCGTCAAACTTATCTCTAGAATCTTCTATTTGCTTATTAAATTGTTTCATAGCATTTGATTCAGATGTGTTGTATTGTCGCATAGCCGCAGTCCTGTTAGCGTTTGCAGCTTCAACTTGTGATCCTAATTCAGCATAAAACTCTTCAACTTGAACTTCATTTTTAGCGTTAAGCTGGTTTGTTACGTTAATTGCCGCAGCATCTTTAAATGCACCTTCTATCTGTGATTGATAAGTTAACATATTAGCTTGTTGTTTATTATTTAAATTAGCAGTATCCATTGCTAAAAAGTTTCTAGCATTTTCTACACCTGCTGTCATTCTTGCATTAAGATTAGCAGTATCCATTGCTGCAATTGTTGCGGCATTAGTTAAAGCCGTTTGTTGTTTGTTGTTTAAATTTTGAAGTTGTATCTTTGCGTATGATTGAGCGTCAGCTGCTGCTATTGGAATGCCTGATTCCATTACAGCTTGTGTCATGGCTGCTGATGCCATAGATGATGCTCCCATTCCTCTAGAAGCCATTATTGCCGATACTTTCCTAACTGCAGGGGATGCCCAAGGAGGTAATTCTTTACCTTCTTCTATAGAAGACATTAAATCAGCCATTTGATATTTTACAGTAGCCTTAGGGTCTAACGTATCTGTTTGTGCTTCAGCTAATGCCCCTTCAGACAATTCACCTTGAATATTGCCAATTTCTTTAGTCACAGTTCCTTCTGCAGCTTCAGCATCATCAAAAGTATCTTTAACATCTACAGTTTCTGTACTAGAAATTTTTCCTAAATCATCTTTTGATGGTGTAGGGGCAGTAACAGTTAACCCTGTTTCATCAGCTTGAGTTGCATCTACACTATCTATATCTCCAACTTTTTTACCTGTTTGATGGAGCAACGTAGCGTAATGATCAGAGTCTATTTCTGTTGCTGTAACTTGAGGAACTTGTTTTTTTCTTTCAACAATATCTTTTGACTCTTGTTTTACGTCTTCAGCCATATTACTTATTTCCTATTAATATCTTATCTAATTTATCTTCTAGTCTTTGCATAGCATCCATAATGTCATGCATATCTTCTTTTACATCATCACGCTTTGCATACTCTTCTCGTGTTTTATTAAGAAGTATATCAAGTCGTTTAACTTCCATAAACATACTACGAAACACCCATATAGCAGGGGCTATGACGAGGGTTAGTAGTCCATTCCAAAATAATATAGGTGAGATTTCCATTTAACTAGTTAATCCCTCTCTGTTGTTTTAGCATTTGATTTTCTTGAACTAATCTTGAACTTTCATTTAATAAAGCACCAACATCAATAAACTCATACCAGCCTGTTGTAATATATTTATGCTCTGTTTTTGATACAATTCCTCTATGTGTATGAGTAAAATCAGCAGGGAATATTGCAGAAAATCCTTTTGATGGTGTTAATTTAAAATTTTGATAATAAAATTCTGTTCCACCTTCATCATTTACATCATTTAAATAAGTCATAAAAACTAAACTTCTATTATTGTTTGCTGAACTTTGTCTTTCACAATGCCACTCTTTAAATCCTTCATTTGGTTTATAATGTTGAATATTCCAAGCTGAAAGTTTAATAGACGAACTGTAAAATTTATATTTATCACAATAAGCATTAAATCCTTTCATAACATATTCTTGATATTTTTGAATAACAGAATTAGAATTATCTGGATAAACTGTAACATCTGTAGATTTTTTTACACTCTCATCAACTCCTGTTCCTGCTATTCCTTGTTTTTTATATTCTGTATTATTTTCATAATATTTTATTAAATCATCACAAATAGATGCATCACCTAAATTAAATGTAAAAATAAAATTATCCACAGTACAACGAACATGGAACTGTGTATGAACCATCCTCATAAGTATTTTGTTTAATATTTGTTAAAACTTTGCCTATTGTTTTTGTTCTAATAATATCATCATCTTGTTTTTTAGCTGTGCCATCCCCATTGGATGTTAGCAAATCTCCCCTAGAAATTGTCTGGTCTTTATGCACACGAACTTCAGCAGAACCTAAAGCATTTACATACATATCATTTACACAATCATCATCTTCATCCCAAGATTGAAACACCCCATAAACATTTTTACTTTCTGCTGTGTCTGATACTTTACATTTAACGTGTTTAAAATCTTCTTCTTTTTCTATTGTAGCTGTTACTGTTCCATATCTTTCAGAATTGTGAGTAAATGTATCTCCATCTTTTTTACCATCAGGCAAAGATATATATTCAACGTGACTTGATTTTATATCGTCTTTTTTAAATGTGCCTTTTCTGTCACCTAATTCTTTACCAGATGGAATTATATCAGACTCTTTATAAACATCATCTGTAACATCATCTTCTGTATATTTAACCGACCATTTTGCTCTATACCAATCACACATCTCATCAAGTGTTTCCATTATAGTGCCTTGAAGAATTGCTGGTTTAGAATTATCCGTTAGCCTTGACCAGTGAGAACCTGTAAATGCGTTATAAGAAACTGTTGAACCTGAAACAGAAATAGTTCCTTGAACAGAACCAGTACCTCGCATAATTTGAATAACATCACCATTTGAATTGTTACCAACTCTTTGTGCTTTTATAGCAATGGCATTTGCAGAAAAAACAGAGTTTGAACATAAAGCTACACCTACTGTATCAGATGTTGAAACATGGTCTGTTCCTATTAAAGAATAATCATTTGTAGCAAAAACAGCACTTTCTCCTACACTTGCTCCACCATGCATACGACAAACTTCTACTAGTGATTCAGCTTCTTTTGCTGCTGCAAATTGTAGTGAAGTTCCAGAATCATCACCTGCATTTGAGTCAGAAGTAACTGCTAAACCTCTAATAAAGGCTTTTGTTTGACCATCAGCATCTGAAGCATCAACATCAGCATTGGCTAGATTAACAAAACCAATATGCCCTAAAAATCCAGCATTATCATTTGAAGAACCAGCAATTTGAAGAACACCACCATTACTTCCTCGTACTACAACTCCTTGGGCATTAGATGCTCCTATACACGCAAGGTTGTCTATATCCCCAGCAGCTTGAAGGTTTACACCAACACCACCACCATTCGTAATTACCATTCTTTCTGTTAAAGTTGTACCACCATCGGCAGTAGTCATAAACTCAAGTCTTCCGGGCATATCGTTGCTTCCGGGAGTACCATCTACAGCACCACGAATTGAAGCTACAGGGTGCGCACGGTCACCACCATCAGCACCTATAAAATTAATAATCCCAACATCATCATCGTCTTGAACAATAGTATCAGAGTTAACGGCAGTACCTCTGCTTTTACCTAAATTTAAATACCCACCTGCATCGTCATTTGCATTTCGCCAAATACTTAAAGAACCACCTGCATAATCCGTTCCTTCAATTTGTACCCCTGATTCAATACCACCGATTGTTTCAGGTGTTTCAAAACCAAAACAAACAACGTCTTCTCCACCATTAACAAACAACTTATGTGTCTGTCCGTTAGATTCAACTCTAAAGTCTTTATCGGCACTACCTTCATTTAAAACTGTACCACTTGAAGTTTCCACTACAACAGTACCAGTATTATCAGGTAATGTTATAGTTCTGTCAGCAGTTGGGTCTGTTACAGTTAAAGTTGTTTCATGTCCATTGGCTGTAGCACCTTCAAACATTATATCTATATGGTCTTTTAAGTATAATACTCCCCCACCTTGATTAGAAGACAGATGTATCATTTCTTTAGCCGCACCATCATTATAAATCTGAAATACCATTGTCGATTCTTCAGAACCATCTGTTACGTTGGTAATCATAGTGGTTATGTCACCATATTTTATTACTTCACTAGCACTGTTTTCTCCATGAAATTCTATCTGTCCCAATTTGTCCCATTGGGCAGGACTTGAACTGTCTCTTTTTAATATAAGTGATGGAGCTTCATTTGCATCTGTAGCTGTAGAAGTCATGGTTACATCGCCTGCTACAGTTAAAAGACCATCAGCTACAGTCATCAAATCTGTATCATCCGTATGACCAATAGTTGTTCCATTAATTAAAACATTATCGACAGTTAATGTTGTTAATGTACCTAATGATGTAATGTTAGATTGAGCCGCACCTGTTACTGTGGCTGCAGTACCACTTGCGTTACCTGTTACATTGCCAGTAATATTACCAACAAAAGCTGTAGATGTAATACTCGTTGCACCTGTAACCACACCTGCATCTATACTAATTGTACCATCAAGTAGAATCGCTGACCCTGAAGCAGGTTCAATATTTATTGCAGCTCCAGAATCTAAAGTCAATACTCCTGCCGAATTAATATCTACTGTACCATCAGCAGTAATTTCTAAGTGTGCGGCAGCAGCTGCTGTATCTACTGTTACTAAACTTGTTGCACCATTTGTGCCGACAGTTGTTGTAAAAGTATCACCACTTGAACCTGTCATAGTAATAACTTTTCCATCTACGGCTACGTCATCTACTGTAAGAGCAGTTAATGTACCTACAGATGTAATATTTGCTTGAGCAGCTGTACTTAAAGTACCTGCAAGTTCACCAGAAGAACCATATATAACTGCCTTACTATTAACGACACTATTTGCACTTGCCGTATCTAATAAATTTAATTCAGCTGCAGTAGAAGTAATAGCAGTACTATTTATTGCTAATTTACCTGTTGGAACATTAAAAGTTCCATCATCCTCAACTGTTGCTACTACTGTACCATCATATTGTTCAAATATAATGTCCTTACCATCTGTAAGAGGTTTAATTACTACATCACTAGAAGAATTTGCAATGCTTAATTTATTTCCTACTAAACCTAAACTAGCATTATCTTCAATACGAATAACTTCTGTTCCATCATATTGTGAAATAACTAAATCATCAGAATCTACGGCAGGTTTCATTATAACTTCACCTGCTGTACCATCTAAATCAAAAGCAATTTGGTCAGTTCCACCATCTTGAAGTTTAATATCACCAGTAGTTGAATTTAAATGCAACTCTCCAGTTGAATCTATTGATATTGGTGTTGCTGCAATCGTTAATCCTGTTGTACCATCATGTGTAAAAGTAGCATCACTCCCCAAGCCTAATGAAAGAACAGCAGAATCCGATAACAATTTTACATCATTACCTAATATAGCATCTTTAGCTACGGATAACCCACCATCTGTTTGCAATGAACCATCTGTAGTAGATGTAGCATCTGTAGCATTATCTGTTTTAATTATACCACTAGATGTTATAGCACCTGAAGCAACAGTACCTAAACCACTAACATTACCACTTGTATCAAATGTATAGTTACCATCTGAAAATGTACCATTTATGGTTAAGTTACGAACTGTTCCTATATCTTTATTAGCATCGACAACCATAGCCTTACTAGCAGCAACAGTACCTGCTGTAATACCATCAAGCATTTCTAATTCAGCTTCAGCTAATTCAGCACCTGAACCTAATGTTAAAGAACCACCTACTGTAAGATTACCTGCCACAGCTAATGTAGAACTGGCTACTGTAGAATTAGGAGTTAAAGTAAGATGTGTTACATAACTTCCTGCACTTGCTATATCATTACCTAATGTTAGCGTACCACCATCAGCTATATTTAATTTCCATTCATCTCCTGCATCATCACCTTCATCAGCCATTAATGTAATAGCTAAACCTGCACCCTCAGTTGCAGCTATTTTTAGTGAATCTGTTGTAGTTTCATCATAACTAATTGCTACATTTGAATCTGAACCAAATATTAATTGTTCATTGTCAATAATTAATATATCATCTGAAAACTTAAAATAGTCTTCATCTTCCATCCATGTAAGTACACCATCGTTAGACTCACCATCAAATGTAATCGCAATATCTGTACCTGCTGTTGCAGCTCCAAAAGTAAGTGTATTCCCTAATAGTTTAGTTATAGGGCCACCTTCGTTAGCTGTGCCATCATGCGTATGTCCACTACTTGCTTGAAAGGCTGCTAATAGTTGGTCAAATTCATCATTACTATCTGCAGCTGATATTACGTCACCATCTGTATAAGATGATTGTCGTGTATACGTTGCTCCCATTTACCTTCTTGCTCCTACCTGATATTCTAATTGAAATCCCTTTAATGAATAGGGTGCTGTTGTAGCATTATCATTTACTCTTAACGCCACTGCAAAGCCTGAACCTTCTACAGGTTGTCTTAACAATGGTTGTGATGCACCACCATATGTAGGTGTTCCATATGTTGATGTACCATATATAGCGACAACATCTGACGAATCTAATGCATATGCCGCAGGTCTTGCAGAATTTTTATCTTCATAATCATATCTTACAAACATATCAGCATTAATTGCTGACTCTGGTGCGTAGTTAAGTATGACACGTTGCATATGCTTTCGGATGCCCGGATCACCAAATGTTAAATCAGGACTTCTATATCGACCTGATACTTTTGTGCCATCAAAATCATTACCTTTTTCTTGTCTATGGATGTAACCATCAAAACCCCCATGTAAAGTTAACACATCCCCAGATTCTACAAATGTATCTGTACATGAAGGTTTTATACCTCTTAATTCTGCAAACTCAAAGGCTTGACCTTTCATAACACATATAACACCTCTTGTGTTATCTTCTCCTTGTCCATCTTTAGCAAAAAATATTCTGTATTGTGTTTTATCAGGTATAACAATTGATTCAAACAAAGATGCATCTATGAGGTTATCATCAAATATAGATTGTACATTTGCACTAATTGTTCCAAGTTCAACGTCACCAATTTTAGCTGTACCTGCAACTGTACGTAATCCATCAGGGCCTAAGAATATTAAGTCACCTGCAAATTCTTGAATTGTATCACCATTTACACATCCAATGTTTCTTGTAACAGGAGTCATTGAAAAGTCAGCTTGTGAACTTCCTGATAACTTAAATATTCTGTTTTCACAAAATATAAATAAATCACTACGAAAAACTTTTAATCCAACTATGGTATCATCAACTCGTATACTACCAGCACCTGTAGCTACAGAAAAATCATCTTCATTAAAAGGCAAAGAAAACACTAACTCTTGTGGTGTGCCTGACATACCTGCATAAAACATGTGGTCTTTAAAAGCTGTTACAAATTTAGCACCTGCCACTGCAGGTGGAAACAAATCTGATACAGACGCAGCAACAGCATGATCTGCGGCAACACTGTTATCAGTAGACCTTGTTACTCCTGTAAAAGCTGTAGAAGTTTTACCTGTATAAGTAAATGTTTCATTGTCTATAAGCAAAGAACCTGAACTAGCAAATTGAGAAGTATCATTAACTGTTATAGTACCACTGCCTGTCATTCCTGTTCCTGAAGCAATATTTACTATTAGAGTTGTTGACTCTCCTGTGCCTGTGCTTGCTGGTGAAACGTTTGTAGCTGACATTGCTGTATTAAATACAGTAGGAGCGTTAGTACCGTCTGTAACAATTATTTTATCATTGCCATCAAAATTAAATCTTTCAAATGTGTACTTACTAGCATTTGTTCTACCTGTATCTCTTTCTGTCCAACTTTCGGAGACTGCATCATCTACAGCATGTGCTGCAGCAGATGTTGAACTTGTTGCTCTTGTTACACCTGTAAAGGTTGTAGCTGTAACTCCTGTGTATGTAAATATTTCAGAGTTAATTTGTAATGTAGCTGTTCCTGAACCCCCCGGATCAGTAAAACCTGTTGTGCTATCAACTGTAATAGTTCCTGAACCTGTCATTCCAGTTGCTTGTAGTATTTTAAGAGATAATTCAGTAGAAGCAGAACTAAATATTTTTTCACCTCTAGCAGCTACAATTTTATTTGCAAAACTTGCAACCATTAAAACTTTTTCACTACTAACTGAAGTTTGAGGTACTATGTGATTTACATGTTTTCTAAAACCATTTATTCTTTTATAGCCCCCACTAATATCAGGTTCAAAGTTTAATAACTCTAAAGCCTGTCCGGGTTGCATAATAAATGTTGACTTATTTTTAACAAGTCCACCTTCACACACAAAAGCAAATGGTTGTGTTTGAGAAAGGTCAGCCATCTACACGGCTCGCATATAATTTTTACGATTAATCAATTCAATTCTCATTCTTTTTACGCCATCATCAAATTCTTTGGCTGCAAACTGGGCATTTTGTAAATCAGATCGTAGCATAAAAGCATAGTACCTTGCTCTGGCTATAATTACAGATTCAAACCGTGTTGGTATAACAGATGTATCATCGTGAGAAGATAAAGCTGTATTAGTAACATAGTAATCAAATTTAATTGTTAAATTATCACTATCAGGTATAGGGCTAAAACCTATTTCATCATTGTAAGTTGTGTACACATAATCTGGAACACCTAACTTGTCTGTGCTTGTAGAAGTATCTCTTTCTCTGTAATTATCGTTCCACTCTTCGTATGTAAGAAAGTCTAATTTTTGAGGGGTTATGTCAGCTTCAGTCATAGTGACCAGACCAAAATAAGCGTCAGACCCTGAAGCTTCTGCTAATGTTATGTAATGTGTTGCAGCAGTTGCAGTAAAAGCAAATGTCGTATAGGATGAATCATTTGTGTTACTTAAAGTAATAGTTTGGGATTTTGTTTGCGACCCACCTGATGATGTGCCTATGGTAACAGTAGATGTAGCACCAGTTAACTTAACAATAACATCGTAGGATGCTCCTACTACAAGATCATTAATTGCCTGTGTGACAGAAGCACTGGTTAATTTTAATGTGTTGCCAAACTTAGAACTGGC